GCACAGCCACCTGGCCAAGGAAGGCAACAGCCTCTACCCCAATAACGTCAACAACCGCATCACCTTCAACAGCCACCTGGCCGACAAAAGTGCTGGCTTCTACCCCAGTAACAGTGAAGTCGACACTTCCGTTGGCTTCGATGCCCACCTGGCCGACAAAGGTGCTGGCCTCTACCCCAGTAACGTCAACAGTGACATCCCCCTGCACAGCCACCTGGCCGACAAAGGTGCTGGCTTCTACCCCAGTAACGTCAACAGTGATGCCTACCTCGGCAACAACCTGCCCAACCAGGGCAGTCCCTTGTACGCCTACGACTGGGACACCTTCCTGTGCCACCACATCGCCCACTTGCCCCGTCGCGGCAATGTCAACAACGCCCTGCCCCCAAGGCTGGTCATCCCAGCCTACTCCAGAGGCATTCCATCCGTCAAAGGCAACGACAGCAAAAACAGCAATCTGTATGTCCACTTGCCCGACGGCTGTGGTCGCAGATACCCCCGTGACGTTATAAGCGCTTTCTATGCCAACCTGCCCGACGGCTGTGGTCGCAGATACCCCCGTGACTTCGACCAAGGGAGCATCGCCGCTTACGTCCACCTGCCCGACGGCTGTGGTCGCAGATACCCCCGTGACCGGGACTAGGGCATTTCCCTGTACGTACACCTGCCCGACGGCTGTGGTCGCAGATACCCCTGTGACGTTGTAGGCGCTTCTTTGTGCCACCTGCCCGACGGGTGTGGTCGCAGATACCCCTACAACCGAAACTACAACGTCACTTTTTGCTACTACTTGGCCAACACTGGCGTCTCCGGTCACTCCCGTGACCGAGACCACGACGTCGCACTGTACCTCTACTTGGCCAACACTGGCGTCTCCGGTCACTCCCGTGACCGAGACCACGATGTCGCACTGTACCTCTACTTGGCCAACACTGGCATCTCCGGACACCCCAACGACCGGGATTCCCCCGACCACACTGCCGACTTGGGCCTCTGCGGCAATGTCAAGCGCACCTTGCCCCCAAGGTTGCGCGTCCCAGGCTACACCGGAGGCGTTCCATCCATCAAAGGCGACCTTCGCATCCGACACTCATGCCTTTCAAGCAATTCTGATAATTGCATTCGTAGCGTCAGCAGTTGGGAAAATAATGGTAAAAGTGCCGCTGGTCGACGTTTTTGCGCCGCCAAAATCCAGTACACATACGGTAGGATCGCCCGCCGCCGTGTCGTTGTAAATCAACGCGCCAAATGCAGTAATTGTCGCGCTGGTAAACGACAAGTCTGCAAAGTCAGTAAACGCAGTTGTTCCGGAGGACACGGGCGTGACGTTAGTCAACGTACCACCGCCAGCTACGTACGAACCTGAATCAGGTACCTCGTTGGCAGCTGTGTAGGCGGTCGTCGCGGCAGTGAAAGAGGCGGTGTTGTTGTACAGCGCTAATTTAAAAGTGTTGCCGGTGCTGGCGGTGAAGTTGTGTACTGCCTGCATCAGCTGCACCTTAAAGCTGGTGCACATGAAGTTGCCTGAAAATGCCATTTTTACTCTCCTAGTAAGTGAACCAAGTTGGGGTGCCCGGCTTGGGTAAGCCTAATAGCAATTGTCGCTCTATCCTGCTCGATTGCCTCTTTTAGATAAAACGCCACCACTTGTTTGACGTTTTCTTTAAATGCTCGGGCCTGCGCTTGCACCGCTGGATGCGACTGGTCGCCGACGTAAATAATTTTGTCTGCGGCGCGGACAGCCAGCTCTTCTGGTGTCCACCCACGCGCCTGCGTAGTCTCGACAAAAACACTGCCCATAAAGGCTTGAACGGGAGGTGTGATCATGGTCCTGGTGACTCCGATTTAAGTGGAATACGAAGCATACCATCCCGGTACTCGTCACGGCGGCGGCGACCCTGCTGCTCAGTACCCAGGCCTTGAATAGCCTCTTTATAGGCGGCGCGGAAATACTGCATCATTTCTGTCGGCCCCTTGGTGTAACTGTATGCTTGGATCAGGCAGGCATACAGCAACGCCTCTGGTGCGTTGATACTGATCCAAGTCGTTGGGTTAGCCGACGACAGCTGGGCTGGGCGGTAAATGTAGCCCAGCTCCACGCTGTAGTTTTGATTCGGCGTGGGGGCGATGTAGAACGTGTTCTGGTCCCACACCGAGTAATATTTGGGAGTACCTTGGGTAGCCCCGTTGGCCCAGTACTCTTTCATAAAAGAGGTGTCCCTGAAGTCCAAAAACAGCTGCTCCCCACTGGCCGGCGTCAGGATCATGTAGCGATGCGTAAGTAAGTCCGAAGGGGCCGCCAAGAACTTATTGCCTTGGGTCATGTTGCCCGTGACCTCCAGCTTAAAAACATCCAGGTCTATCTCGCGAAGAATTTGGTTCTCCGCCATGGTGATGAAGACGTTGATCACCGGCTCGGTAAAGACGTTGCTCCCCACCTCGGTGTAGTTTCGAATGTTGGTGACAAGTTCGTTGTAGTTCATGTGATGCTCACAGTCACTTGCCCAACAAGCCCTTGCGCGATGAGCGCTTGGTCCTGTATGTACGGCTGCATGTTGGTACCACCTCGAACACTGCCGTAGCTTTGAAACGCCGTAAAGCCTGGCGCACCGACAAAGACGGATACGGGCTCGATGCGATCGGGGCGCGGATCACGCAAGGCAATGGCGTCGCCCTTGTAGCGCAAGGGCTCCAGTTGGGGCTCTTTGGGCTCGTAGTCGTCAGGGCACACCATAAACCCCCGCCAGTTCTTGCGAAGGGTGTTGTATGGGTAACGCTGGCCACAGTAGTCGCACAGCGCGTTGGAGTATTTTCCTGACGCAAAGGACATGTCATACCCCCAGGTCCGGCACGAACTGTACGCTGGCGGTGTCTCGATCTTCCAATGCAGCGCGTTGGAAATCTTCTTCGTAGATCGCCTTGAGCGCCGCAGCGCGGTCAGCAGCAAACTTGAGCGACAAGTAGTAGGCCAGGCCTGATGTCAGGCAGGGCAGGAACCGGAAGTTCACGTCTGCAGTGTTGGTGTAGCCACCGGCGTCTTGGATGCGACGGATACGGTAGTACACGAAGGTGTATCCGGCCGCCGGGGCGGGATAGAAGTACACCTTGGGGATATTGGTCCGCTCGACGTAAAACTGCGCAGGTCGCGCCTGAGTGGTCTTGTCGGGCACGTTGAGCCAGTCTTCACGGCTGATGCGCTCAATGTACACATCCGTGTTGGTGCCTTGGTTGTTTTGGCGAATGACCGCCTCAAGCACGTTGACAACCGAGGCATCCAAGGCGATCTCATTGACCCCAGCGGTCAACGGGAAAGTGGCCTGCTCGATCGTCCACAAATTCAACCCACGATTGGCCCAGTCAAGGAACAGCAAATTGAGCGAGCGGCGGGCCGAGGTGAGTTGGTACCCACTGGTCGCGCGCATGCCGCAGCGCTCAAAGGCCTCCTCAACCAGGTCGTCAATCGACAGGTTGAATGTGGTGGTGCCTGATGTGGACATTTAGCAGGCTGCTCCGCCTTTTTTGTAGCCCTTGGCCATCATGCCACCGCCCATTTTGCCAATGGGCTTGCCCATGGCCATGCGCTTGTGCTCATTCATGCCGCCTTTGTTGGCCATGCCACCTTTTTTCATCATCGCAGGACCGGTAGTTTTACTGGTCTCGGACATCACTTTGTTTTTGGAGCCGCTTTCAACAGCACCGCCGCCACGAGTGGCGCAACCCATTCCTCTTCCAGCCATATCAAGCTCCTTTTTTCATTGCACGGCCTTTGACGTCGGCCGTTTTACGAGAAACAGCGCGACCCATTTTGTCCGAAGCGGACTCCATGGCCATGCCACCTTTTTTCATCTTGCCAACGCCGTCAGCCGCAAAAGCAGGCACTGATTTGCCGCCTTTTTTGACCATTTTCATGGGTGCTTTCATATCATTCGTCCTTTTTGCATGTCATCGAGTTTTTGCTCGATCCGGTTGAACCTTTGATCCATGTGAACAACGAGTTTCTCAACCCGATCGTCCACTTCCTTGCGAGTGATGTGGTCTCTGGCAACTTCTTCGCGGGTGCGGTTGAGCAAAATGCTGATCCGCGACAACTCATCGAACTTGCCTTTAAGAAGAAAGCCCATGAGACCCACCACAGCGGTTAAGACCACGTTCCATACCATCATCTCCATTTAACATCTCCAACGCTTGCGGGCCTGACGAATCCTGCTATCAGGGTCCTTGGCAGCCTCAGGAAACTGCTTCATCTGCCCTTCAGAGCGCGCGCAGTACGATGCACGGCGCTTGGCCTCTGCCGCAGAAGGCTTGGCCGAGGTCACAGCTGTTTTAAGCTTGCTTCCAGGGTTTGCCTTGCGGTAAGCTTCTACGCCCTTTTGGGTCATGCCAGCACCTTCCTTAGTCGCGCGGAAGTTCCCGCTCTTGACTGAGGTTTTGATGCCCATGCCCTTTTTGGTTGCCATTACGCAGCCGCTCCGCCTTCGAACAGCAATGTCACGCTGGTGATCTCGGCAGAGCTCACGCCAATGTGGATGCCACTTTCAAACAGAATACCTGCGTCTGGGATGATCAGGTCTTGCGAGCCTGCAGCTGCCGGGCTGGTAAGCGTCAGCCTGGCTGTGCCGCTGGCCCCACCGCTTTTAAGCGTCAGGGTAGCAGGGGTCGCCGAGTGCGTGAAATACACCCCCAGCAACCGGGCACGGCCGTTGACGGCCTGCGCAGTGGTCGTCTTCTGTACCGATTGAATGTTGCTGTTGCTCATGGCAAGCTCCTATCAGGCAGCGATGACGATCACGCCATAGGTCGCAGCAGCAGGGTCAATCGGGGCTGCAGTGATGTTGGACGCGCGGATGGTCACGGTGTCGGCGGCCGAGACAAATGCGTTGAAGACGATGCCAGCCGTAGGGGCAGCAGGCAGGGCCATGATGACCTCGTCACCAACAGCAGCGCCGGTGACGGTGATGGTCAGGTCAGCCTGGGAGACAGCGGAAATGGAGCCGAAATTCAGGGAAGCGGAGCCGGAGCGCACCTTGGTGATGGTGTTGCCGTCGCCAGCGATAAAGCCGTTCAACGAGCGTACTGGGCCGGAAAAGGTAGTCAAAGCCATGATAATTCCTCACATGCGAGTTAAAGCACATCTGTCTGCATGTCGTCAGCCGGGAGCTGTCGGATGTGCCGGAAAAGTCCCGGAATGGGCTCAATATAACCTATTTGCAGAAAAAGAAAAAGGGGCCGAAGCCCCTTTTTCTCGGCCGGGAACCCCCAACCCTTTTTCGCTTAGGCCGAGCCTGGCGAACCAAACAAACCGCGTGGGTCGCTGAAGCCGAAGCTGTAGCGCTCACGAGCCTTGTAGCGGACGTTGCCGGTGTCGAAGTCGCCTTCGAAACCTGTCTTCAAGGACACGCGCTCAAACATCTTCATGCCGTTAGGCGCGTCGGTCTTGATGAAGAACGCGTCTGGATCGGTCAGGAAGTTGTTGACGGTGTAGCCTTGAGAGACCATGCCCATGTTGCGGATCGCGTTGATGTCGTTGTCCGCAGTGCCCACACGCAGTGTGGACTTGAGGATACGGTCAGCCGTGAACTGCAGCTCTTTGGGGATGATCAACTTCAGGCCCTGAACCGCGATCTTCAAACCACGTTCATCGGTGAACGCTTGGATGTCGATCAGAGCCTGTTCCAAGGAGGTCTCGGACAGGTCAGCGGCTGTTGCCAAAGTGTTGGACAGGTTGGGACCCGACAGTGTGGGGTGATTGGTTGCGCACAGAACAACGCCGTCGCCACCGATGGAGGTGGTGAAAGCGCCGTTCAGCACGGCCGCAGCCTTAATCTGCTTGGTCTGAGCCATCGAACGGGCCAGGGCCTTGGTGTAGCGGGCCGACAGACGGTCGTAGAGGTTGTCCTCAACGGCTTCTTCGGTCAGCGAGAACGCCAAAGCGATGGTCTCGTGGGTGTAACGAGCTGTGTAGACTTCCTGTGCCTGGTCGTATGCAACGCCAGCGCCTTCGGTCTTCACAGGGGCTTCACCAAAACCCGATTCCATCACTTCCTCTTCAAACGCGCGGTCCGAAGATTCGATGGTGTAAATCTGAGTGTGTTGGTTCTCGTAGTTTTTGTACTCAAGGCCGAACAGAGCGTTGAGACCTGGCTCAAGTTCCTTGACCAGTTGTGCGCGTGAAATTGCCATGATTAAGCTCCTTGACCAGCAACACCAGCACTGCCGTACAGATGTTCGTTAATTTTCACAACCACCACGGCATTGGTGCCCAGGGCGTTGCCAGGGACATCAAACAGGCCGACGATCTTTAAGTTCAAAGCGGCAGCATTTGCGACAGTGGACGAGTCCAGTTCCATGGTGGAAACACCAGTGGTGGTGCTGCCGCCAGTGCCGACAACGTCAGCGTTCTTGCCGATGTCGGCTTGAACGATGTCTTCATCAGCTTGGATCAAGAACAGCTGAGCTGGATCATCGATCACGTCGGCAATGATCTTGCCAGCGGTGATGTTGACCGAACCAGGGTAGTAGTTCTTCCAGGTGGGCTTGCCTGTGGTGGGGTCGATGTACTGGCAACCATTGAAGACGCCGACGGCGGCTGTATGGGTGGCAGGTGCGAACTTGACCAAGTAGCCATCAAAGATGGTGACGAGGTCGCCTTGGAAAATTGCTCCGGACTGGTTATCAGCAATTTCGTAGCCGTACTGAGCTTGTGCACCAGTGGCCGAGAGATTGCCCATAGGACGCAGACCAAAGGCTTTGTCGATGTTAGCCATTTGTCATTCCTTAAAAAGTTGGATTCCGTCAGCCTTTGTTAAGGCCGCCGAAAGAGACGCGGGACTGGCGAGTCGGACGCTGAATAGTCATGCTGTTGTGAGCATTGGCCTTCATCAGTTCGTTATCAGCCGCCTGCAATTGGTCGTTCGCTCGATCGCGGTAATACGCATTGCGCTCTGCAACTGTTTCTTCTGGGATACGGGCTAGAAGAAGACCTCCCACGCTGATCACGCCAGCATGTCGGCCATCATCTATTGTTGGGACGTGGTAGTCGGGGTATTCGTCCCCACGAACCAGCTCATACCCCTCGCGGAGCTTTCCAGAGATGTTCGTGCGGTCGTCAAAACCACCGGCTTCAGCTCGAATCCAACGATGCTTGTATCCAAGAGGCGCAGGAGGCGCATCCAGTCGTGAAGGAGGTGCCCAAGGCTTACGTCGCGCATCTTTCTCCCGGGATTCAGCCCCGCGAGAAGTGCGATTGAGAGTGGGTAATTTGACGTCTGACATGGTCTTAATCCTTTACGTACTTGGCGTATTCCTCAAGAGGAACACCCAGCTTTTTGGCAATTGCAACTTGACTTGGTGTCAATTTGACAGTGCGGCGTGCGTTGTTGATACCCGAAGACCGGGATGCAGGTGCCACCGTTTGCACGGATCGGGCGGCTCTGTTAGTTTGCGCTTGAGGCTGGCCACCCAATCTTTGTGGGAAGGCCTGCTTTAAGCGGTTGTCAAGTTCATCATAATACTCATTTCCGTTGGGGTCAAACCCCTCCACTTGAATGAGCTGACGGTGAATGCCCCACGCAGCGTGCGTCATGGCAGTATCTCGGCCGTACCAAGGGTTGCGCTCCGCCCATTCCTCTACGCGAGGATCAATCTCTTGCTGTACTGGAGCCTGCGGCTGCGCCGCCTGCTGCGCCGCAACCTGCTGCTGATAGTTCCACTCTTGCTGCTGCTGTTCGCGTTGCTGCGTGGCCGCGTTGATCTGGCTTTGCTCCATGGTCAGCGTGGTTAAGCGCTGTTGGGCCTCGGTTTCAGTGTCAATGTCGCCCTCCTCACGGGCCTTGCGGATAATCTGCTTGAGTGCGACGACTTGCGTCTGCACGCGGCCGTTGGCCTCGCCCAGGCGCTCGCTGTCCACAGCCATGTACTGTTGCTCAAGCTGCGTGGCGCGGGCCTGCACACTTTTGGCGTACTCCAAGGCTGCCTGCTCACGGCGCTGGGTCTCACGCAGGCGCGCAGTCAACTTGTCGATTCGCTTTTTAACGCCCTCGCTGTACTGGTCCAGCTCACTGCCCGATTGCGCAGGAGAAGAAGTCTCCACGAGGGGCGCTTCAGGTTTGTCCAGCAGCTGCGCAGCGCCGTCCTCGCTAATGGACACGGTAGCTGGACTCTCGTCCTCGCCTACCTTAAATTCCAGTTCATCATTCATGCGTTTGCTCCTTTACATGTGCAGAATATCTTCAGGACTGTTCACCACGCCCAGCACCTCATCGTCGTTGATAAGACGAATCTCACCCCCGTCGATTGGGATGCGCGCACCTGCGTAACGGCCAAAGATGATCCAGTCGCCTTCCTTGCACCACGCTCCGGTGGGGAATTTAGACTGATCGCCGTACGCCAGGTCGCCGACTCTCAAAACGTAGCCGCACACGGTGCCAAGCTGCGTCTTGCGCTGGGTTTCTTCCGCCAACACAATGCCGCCCTTGGACTTTTCAGCGCCACGGTAAGGCAAGATGGCAATGCGCCAGCCAGAGGGTTTGGGGATGGTGTCAATAACCGCTTGGCTGAGCTTTTCGGGGTCAAAGCCTATCTCGGTGTAAGCGTCTTCAAGGGCAGGCGGCTTGTTGGCTGCCTCCTCGGCCCACTTGCGCTCCAAGGCGGTCATGTTTAGTTCAGGGATTGCGGTTTCCATGGTCTTCCTTTCACTTGAGAAAATCGTCGACATCGTCAGTTACTTTTTTGAGCAACTCTTTCACGGAGTCTTCCACCATTCTCAAGCCTTCAAGGCGACCCATCATGAAGCGATAGCGCTCCATGTCTGTAATGGTCCCGTTCAGGACAATCTGTTTGGATTGATCCTGGAGTTTCCTGATTTCCTTCAGAACTGCTTCTGCAAATTCGAGCATGGTGGTTTCCATGAAAAGCAGGCGGCTCGATGCCCCGCCCGATAGCACTTACTGACATTTCAGTATATCTTAACTGGACGGTTGCCGTCGCGTTTTTTGACGATCATCGCAGGACCCTGCACACCCGGGGGCGTCTTAGGCATCCCGGGCTTGACGCCCTTTGGGTTTTTGGTCTTCACTTGCTTGAGTGGAATTTCTTTAACCGGCATACTGACCTCCTGATTGGTTGACCTTGGCCTGCTGCAGTTGCAGCTTTTGGCGGTTGATCTGCGTGTTCTCTTGCTGCTTTTGCTGGTCCAAGGCCAAGCGCTGCTGGTCAATGCCAATCTTGGCTTGGTCATTTTGGGCACGCTGCTGGATTTCAACTTCCTTGAGCTTGATCAACGGATCAGGGCCTTCATCGCCTCCGGCCATCGACTCTTGAAGCTTGCGGACGTCTTGCATAAAGACCGCAATCTTGATTGCGACCATGCCTTCCTTTTGGATAGCGGACACCATGCGGTCCGGGTCGTTGCCATAGGCCTTGAACAGTTCTACTTCCACGTCCTCCTCTGCCTTCAAGCGTAGGTGATCCAAGATGTGCTTTTGCAGCTCCACCGCTGCGAGGGGGTTGGCCTGCAGTACGGGCGACAGGCCCATCATCAGGTGCGTTGCAATGTGCGCATCATGCTGTTGGCCGGCAAAGGCCTTGAGCTTCATGCCGTTTAGGACGTCGCTGTTTTCGGACGCTGGGTCGCGAGGCGAGTTGGTGTTTTGCGGCAGCAACACGCCGTCGATGTCGCGGATGTTGAGCGCGGCATACATGCGGTAAAAGGCCTCGTACATGTTGTGCATGTTTGGGGCGCTTTGGGCCAGCTGCAACTGCATCTGCGCGATCTGAATACGCTGGGCGGAACTGAAAATGTTGGGGTCCGCGACAGGCTGCACGCTGACCATGGTGTTGAAGTCCGCCTTCTTGATCTTGCGGCTCGCGCCAGGGACCTCGTAGGGGTACTCGTCGGGCATGTACTCGCCAAACCCCTCAAACAGCAGGCGGAACTCCAGCGTCTGTGCGTAATGCAGGCGCTTGTGGATGCTGGACATGACCATAGAGCCGCGTTCCAACAGCGCCAAGGTCGTTCCCACCTGCGCGTACTGGTTGCCGTCTCCGACCTGCATGTCGGCGGTGCTAGACAGGCGCTTTCCAGAGTCAACCAGGAAGCCCATCAGAGCAAACAGCACCTGGCTTGGCTCTTTGTACGGCAATGGCAGCAGCGAAGCTGAAAGTTCCGCGCCACCCGCATCAATATCGCGCCATTCGCCCGGCTGGATGGGGTCTGAGTCGTCTGCGATCCGTGCTCCTTTGGCTTTGAAGCCAGCAGGCAGGTTAGCCAGCGTTCCAGCGTCGATCAGCTGGCGCAAAGCGCTCGTTGCGGCCTTGCCCAGGCCGCCAATAAGGTGCACAAAGCCCAAACCATAGGCCCCGGGGCCTTCGACAAGCACGTAGTGCACGTAATAGTTGCGGCGCAGGCGCTTTTTGTCCTCTTCTTTCCAATTTCGACGAATTCCGACCACTTTTAAGCTGTCTTCAATCAAAGTGACGACGTATGGGAGCTTCACGCCCGTCGGTTCACCCTTTTCGTCCTTGTCTTCAAAGCCTGGAATGTCCAAGTCGACCAATTGTTCGAGCAAAAATACTTCGCCCACGTCCGTGGTGGGCTGAATTCCCGTGACTTTGTCCACTGCGGCCTGAATTTGACTCGGATCGGTAGGCGTGGCGTACGTGTCGGCCACCACATCCAAGTATTCACCCGCCAAAGCGCGCTTTTTGTACTCGTTGGAGTCCATGGCGATGCGGTGCGTGAGCCGTGGGCACTGGGACACGACGCTGGAGCCGTTGTACGGGATGTAAACGTCGTCTGCCAGGCACAATTTAGACACCATGCGGCCGAGTTGCTCGTCGTAGTAGACCTTCTTGAAGGTTGAACCACCGTAGCCAGTGTAGAAAAGCTGTTGGTCGAACTCCGGTGTGTACTCTTCCATCACCGTGGTGATCTGATAGTTCATGAAATCCTGCACGCGACCGGCTTGCTGGAACTTTTCCACGGTTTCCTTGCCCATGATCTGGCTGCGAACAGGGCCGCCAGCAGGCATGAGCTCCTTGAAGGCCTGCGCTTGGAACTGGATAATGGCCTCGGTCAGCATGGGATGCGTTGCACCGGCAGCGCCTCGGAATGGCTTGGTGCGCTCTTCCATGCGAAAGCCCAGCAGATCAAGGCCCTTGGCGTACATGGATTCCCAGTCGGAGCGCGAACCCTTGTCGGCCTCAAACAAGGCGGACACTTCAAGGCCCACGCTGACCAACTCGTCCGGGTCAATGACATCCGCCAGGTTGGCGTAGAAGTCCACTTCCTCGGCGTCCTGCTCGCCCATTTCGATGGTCGCACCGCCGTCCTCTTCGAGGATGATCTCAATGTCCGACTCGGGCTTTGGGATACCTCCCCCGCCAATGACTACCTCAAGCATGGGCAGTTGGTTCAGTGCTTTTTCGATTGCCATGTGTGTTCCTTACGCTTGGGCCGGTTGCAGCTGTATATTATTCAACAAATCAACTATCGACGCGGGTTATTTTTTAGCCCCGTACTGAGGGCGCTCCGTCATGCCCTTTTGGGCCTTGGCCTTGCGAGCTTCCACCTGCTCACGGCTCATGATGTACGGCTTGTCCTTGGTCTGCTTGGTCTGAGCCTGCAGCGCCATGGCCTTAACCAGGGCTTCCAACTCGGCCTGGCTCGTGGCCCGCGCTGCGAGCTCCGCCCCGATGCGGTTGTTGTGCAAGTCATACGGCAGATCGTCACGCGGCTGACCAATGCCCAGCGCCGAGAAGAAAGTTTGCGGGTTGCTGGTGTACTCGTGGGCTTTGCCCAAGAGCTCTGCCGCCTTGGGCCCGTACTTCCGTGCCACGATGCCAGCGGCCAACATGTGGCGGGCCGCGTCGCGCTGGTCATCTTGGCCAAGCTGGTCCGGGAACATCTTGGCCGAGGATTGGGTAGCGTAGTTGCTCACACCAAAAAGGCTGGGCTCGGCCACGTCAGCATCGGACTTTCTTGCTTCACCGCCTTCTGCAAAACGCTTCTTGGCCAAGGTGTTTTTGGTAAGAGAAGCCTTCTCCAAAGTAGGCGCACCAAAGGTGTCAGCGGAAAAACCACGGGCCTTGTTTTTCAAAGCCTTGATTTGCAACTCGTACGACCGGACAAGGTCGTCCATCTGCTCCCGCGCAGCTCCTTTCTCCACGTCCTTGCCCTCGGCCGGAGTCGACGACGTGTCAAGGACCATCTGCTTGGACTTGGACAGCGGGGCCACCTTCAGGTTCATCTCCTTAGAGCGAGAGGCATCACTGCCCGCGCCCCGCGAAACGCGCTTCACGCTTTGCCGGATAGGGGCTGCCTTGCTGTTAATTTTGGTTACGCTGCCAAAAAGTTGTTGAGCCGTTCCCGTAGGGTCCAGCTCCGGAGCATCCCCTTGTGCCTGCTGCTGAATGTAATCAGAGATCAACTGTGAGTTGCTTACAGCTTCCCCACCCTCTTTTAAAAATTGAGGCGTTACAGGAGACGAGGCGCGCTTAAGGACCTCTTTTTCAAACTCGTTCATGCCAGAGGAGCGCGGGGCAAGCGCTGCCGCTGGCGAAGGCTCGGCGAAAGGTACAGCAGGAGGGACGGGCACGCTGCCCACGCTGCCTACGCCAGAAGCCGGGGACCTGGGCAGCTGCCCAAACGCTGCAGGCGCTCTGGTAGGCGCTATTGGTATATTGCCTCCATAGGACGTGGGAGGTGCAGTGGGGGCCGTAGAGCCGGGGGCGGCAGCGCGGGAGGCGTCGTCAGCCATTGCTGCCGCAATAATAGCCGTCGCGGTAATGCGCGGAGGAGGAACTTTTCCTTGAAAGATTAAAGCCTGACGAATTGATTCCTCAGGAGAGCCGGGGTTGGCTCTTACTGCCTGCCGATACTCCTCCAGCGTCATGGTCGCCCCGTCGGCCGTAGGGGCCGTAGGGGCCGTAGGGGAAGGGGCCGTAGGGGCAGGGGCCGTAGAGCCGGAGGCTGTCACGGTAATGCCCGGAGGAAGAACTTTTCCTTGAAAAATTAAAGCCTGACGGATTTGTTCCTCAGGATGGCCGGGGTTGGCTCTTACAACCTCCCGATATTCTTCCAGCGTCATAGGCGTTCCGCCCGCCGCAAAATGGCGAACATGAGGGTTGCTCACAGCTTCTCCTCCTTTGTTGAAAAGTCTAACGGTAGGCATTGCAGGGGCTGCAATCACATTGCCAAAACGATCGCGTGTGGTTCCTAAGACATCCGAAAGTTGTGCGTTTTGCCCCGCAATTTGAGATGTCAGGTGGCCTTCACGGATTTCGTCTATTGAAGGAATTGCCGCCGTTGCAGAAAGATTGCCTGCGCGATCCCTTGTCGTCCCAAAAACATTGGACAATTTTTTATAGCTGCCCAATGTGTGGGGGTCTAAGCTGCCCGCGCTTGAGAAGCTAAGGGTACTTGGAGGAAAACTGTTTCCCGGAGGAAGACTGTTTCCCGGAGGAAGACTGTTTCCTGGAGGAAGACTGTTTCCTGGAGGGGGAACAGCCGGTCCGCCGGAAACGGGAGCCCGCCTTAGAACCTCCATCTCAAACTCGTTAAGCCCCGAGCGCAATGGGGCAGGAGCCACTGGCAGCGGCATCGCAGGAGCCCCGGGAAAACCGCTTGCTGGGGGTTTTGGGCGCAAAGTGTCCTGCCCAAACGATGCGGGGCCTTTGGCAAGAGTGATCGGGATGTTGTACGCGGTAGGCGGCACTACGGGCGGCGGCACTACGGGCGGCGGCACTACGGGTGGTGGAGCCACGGGTGGTGGAGCCACGGGTGGCGGCACTACGGGTGGCGGCACTACGGGTGGCGGCACTACGGGCGGCGGAGCCAC